ATGTTGGAGGCGAGGGTATCGAGAGAAGCCGCCAACGCCTGGGTGCTGCCGGTTGCGCCATCCTGTCCGGCCGTCCACTTCTGAAAGGCGTTGGACACCCGAGTCATCGAACGACCCACCGACCCCGGCAGTTCCAGGAATTCCTCGCGCAGCTTGCCCAGCTGGCTGATCAGCGCGGGCACCACCCTGTCGATGGTCAGCTGTTGCTGATCCGCCAGGGCCTTCATATCCGACCGCGCAATCCCCATACCTTCCGCGAGCGCACGGATCACCCGATCACCTGATTCGTTGACGGTGTTGAATTCCTCACCGTTCAGAATCCCCTTACCCAGCGCCTGGGTGAACTGCCGAATCACCGCAGAAGAATCGGCGGCATCGGCACCAGAGAGCTGCAGGCCCGTGGCCAGGGCTTCGGTGACAGCCAGCACATCCCGGGAACTGTAACCAAACTCCCTCATCGAGGCGGCGGATCGAGCGAACAGGTTGGCGTTGTCTGCGTAAGCCGTCCCTGTGCGCTGGCTCAGATCAAAGATCGCTTCCTGGTTGCGCTTAAAATCCTGGCTACCATCGCTGGCCTGCTTCAGGCGAGCACTAACCTGGTTCCAACCATCGGCAAGGCGGATGACGTTCTGCGCAGCGAAGGCAGCAGCCAATACACCACCCACGCTGACGGCCTGGCTTTTGACGGCCTCCAGCCGGGAGTTAAATTCCCGCAAGCCTTCCTGTTGCCGCCGCATCGCCGCCTGGACGCGCCGCGACCCGGACTCCATCGACCGGTAATACTCGCTGCCCATCCGAGTAGCGCGATTCATTTCCCGCTGATAGACGGAACTGTCCGCGCTGATTTTAACGATCAGCTCACGCAGCGTTGCGGCCATGATTCACCTTTGCACAGGCATAAAAAAACCCGCCGAAGCGGGTTTCTTGGATGGGAACGATTTATCGAGGCTGCCTTAGGCAGGTGTTCAGTGCGGACGCCACCGACGCCATTCGGTCGTGTGCTATTTCCGGGTGAAGCAGCCCGATGTCGTATACCGGAGTGAAGCCGGTATTGGGCATATTCCCGGTTTCCGTTTGCGCTGCGGTAATATCGCTGAACACGTACCGGTTCACCTCAGGAGTTTGAGAAACCTCAAGCGTGTATCGCACTACATTCACAATACTCACAGGCAGCAGCCCTCGCACCACAAATGAATACTTGAATTGCCCGCGCGCCACCGCCCCACTGCCATCCTCAGCAATGAATTTGGTGGATTCCTCACCCTGAGCCTGGTAGCTGTTCCCGATGTTGTAGTAGCGCCCACTGTAGGCGCCAATAAAGCTTTTTGAGCTGTCGCTCAACCGCACGCTGTCCACGCGCACGTTCTTGGCAAGGCATAGCCCCAGCGCGGCCTTATCGGGTACAGAGCCCGGCAGCGCGAACTCCGCCGATTTGAACAGCCTCGCCCCCCTTTCCCGCTCAACCAGCTCAACCCCGTCGCGGTTACCCAAGTCACTGGGTGCCGGTGGGGTGCTGGCACAGCCAGAGAGCATAAGCACAGCGAAAACAGCAGGTAACGTCCAGAAATTCATTGTGGGTCCCTCCCCATATCGTTATCGGTGTGGCGGCAGGTTAACCCAAAAAACCAGCAAACGCCGCTTCCAGGGCGCTGTCGTCGTCATCGCCAGCCTGCACCCGGTCCGCCGCGCCGACCCACTCGATCATGGCGTCGGAGAGGGACACCTTGCCGCCCTGGGCGGTGAACACCGCCTGGACGATCTGCCCGGCGTGGTAGTCCCCACGCACGTCGCCGATGGGGGAATGCCGGTCGAACTCTTCCCACAGCAGCATCTCGCGGGCCGGCATGGTGCTTTCCAGCTCGCCGAGGGTGCGCCCCATCCGTAGGGCGAGGGTCATGCGCAGGAACAGACCCGGGTCGCTGGCTACCCTTTTTTTGCGGCGTCGGCCTCCGGCACCGTCAGGCCGCCCAGGCTGACCGCTTCGTTGAGCAGCCGCATGTGCACCGGCCCGAACACCGCCGCCAGTTCATCGATGCTGTCGTCGTCAAACACACGGGTGCCCGACGGGTCCATCAGCACCTTAGCCAGCAGCCAGGCGTCCAGGTAGTGGTCGGAAGGCGACTCGGCGGGTTCAGTGGGCTGAGCGCCCTCCTCCGCCGTTTCATTGCCGGGCGGGACAATGCCGGCGGTGGCACGGAAATCCTGCCACTCGCCGGCGGAGTGCTCGCGGATCAGCACTTCGCTGTTGTCCCACTCGGGCACGGTCACCAGGGTGTGCCGGAAGCCGGCCAGGGGCGCCGCAGCCAGCGCCCGCAGGTTTACTTTCTTTTTGGCAGCCATAGGGGGTCCTTACGGTGCCGGCGCAGCGGCGGGCACTTCGGCGCCCTTCACGCGCATGGTGAAACCGCCGGACCAGGCACCGTTCACGGAGCCGCTGTAGTTGTACTGGCGGACGGTGACGATGAAGGAGCGGGTGGCGCCGGACTTAAAGGTGATCCGGATTGCACGCCGCTCACCGCTGGCGCTGGCCGCAAGCAGGCTTTGTTGGCCTTCGTCGTCGGGCATCCAGTTGCCGTTGAGGCTGAACTCGGAGGGCGCCGCCAGGCCATCGTCCATCTCCTGCTCTTCGGAGCAGAACGTGGCGACATCGATGTCCGATTTCTGGCCGGACTGGAACGAGATTTCCTTGCCGGTGCAGGAGAGGTCCTTCCATTCAATGCCTTCATCATCGACAGCCAGCGCCGCCGCGGCGGAGACATGGATCTGGGTCCCCTTGGTCAGTTGGTATTTGCTCGACATGTCTGTCTCCAGGTGGTGGTTTGCCGCACGGCGGCGGGGTGTTCTGCGCGCGGGCTACAGCCAGACGCGCAATTCAAGGGTGGCGCGGAAGGCGCCGGTGTCGTTGTCTCGGTCTTCCAGCAGCAGCACGTCGCCGCCCTCCAGGGGCGCCAGCGCCGCCAGGGCCGCCTCACGGATCTGCAACGCCTGCTGCAGGGAGGTGGACCAGCAATCCACCTGCACCGCCGGGGCCTGAGCGCCCAGCCCGCAGAACGTGTCGTCCACCGGGGTGCTCGGCACCAAGTACACCAGATAGGGGTACGGGGTGCCCTGGGGCGCTACGTGCGGGTACACGCGACCCTGGGCCAAGCCGTTGAGCGACTGGATGGCATCGCCGGCCAGTTGCAGGTCGGTACCGGCCAGGGCCTCACCGGCGCCCTGGCCGGTGAGCAGGGCGAAGATCAGCGAGTGAATCATCCTCGGGCCAGCACCTTGTCGATGTTTTCGAGCGCCTTGGCGATGGCCGCCCGCGCCGCCTCGTCTTCTTTGGCGTCGTAGGCCGGCCGCATGAAAGGCGCCGCCGGGTGGCGGGCGGTGCCGAACTCAATGAACTTCCAGTAAAAGGCGTTGTTCGGGTCGCTGGCTTTGCCCTCCTCCCGGACCTTGACCCCCGCGGTGGCGCGGGTGCGGCTGGTGACCTTGGCGGTGTCGCTGACAATGTTGCGCTGCAGCTTGCCGGTGCGTTTCTTCACCCGGCGACGGGCTTCGTCGCGGATCACACCGGCACCGGCCCGGGCCGCGCTGCGCAGCTGCCGGGCCTCCTCCGCCTTGGTCAACAGCTCCAGCTCCTTCTCCAGGTCGGCGAGGCCGAGGAAGTCCAGCCGCAGGCTATCCATCGGAAACTCCCCGGCTGCACAGCAGCTGCAGTTGGCGGCGCTTGGTATCGGCCAGCGGCGCCTGGATGTCGTAGACCTCACCATTACCGCTGGGCGGCCGGTGGACCACCCGCATGGCGGCGGTGACGCCGGGATAGAAGCGCATCAGGATCTCGGTGGTCACCTCGGCGTGCTCAGCACCGGCAGCCAGCAGTTCGCGCCCTTCCAGGTCGCGGATCTCCATGGGAAGGGTTTCCACGTCCTCCCACTGGTCCGGCAGCGGCTGGCCCAGGGCATCGCGGCCGGGCACCCGCCGTTGCAGGGCACCACGGTGGCGCAGCCGACCGGCTCTCACGGGCTCACCAATCGGCGATACGGCCACATCAGGCGCTCGGCACCGTTTGGCAGCTGCGCCACAATGGTCCCGGAGATCACGTTCTCCCGGAACTCGTAGAGTTGGCCGACGATCAACAGGATGGCGGCGGACACCGCCGGCGGCAGCACCAGGCCGTCCGGGTCGTCCTCCGGCACTGTCCCATCGGCGGGGTACAGCGTCCGGTTCAAAAATTGCTCGGCGGTGTCCACCGCCGCAGCGATATAGAGATCGATGAGCTGGTCATCGTCCGTGGTCAGCACGTTGAGGTGCTTCTTGACCAGCTCACGATCGATCATTCTTCGACCGCTCCGTCGGCCCGGACAGCTTCGATGCGCTCGATCAGTTCGGCCTTGCGCAGGTTGGCATAGCCGTCGATCTCCATCTGACGCGCCAGGTCTTTCAACGCCGGCACCTGCATGTCCTCCAGTGCCGTATCCGCATCGTCGGCACCGTCCCATTCGGCGGCGTAGCCTTTGCGGATGAGTTCCTTGGCGTGCGGCGCCGTGGTGGTCAGAGGCTCGTTGACGCCCACCACGTCGCGACCCTGGAGGGTCCGGCGCAGCATCTTCACTTTCACCATGGTCATGGCGTTCTCCTGTGGGCGGGGCCGAAGCCCCGCCAGGTTGGGTTACTCAGCAGCCGGGGGCGGCGTGAAGGGGCCTTCAACGAACGCCTCGGGGCGTTTCACCGCCAGGGCCAGACGTTCCTCGCAACGAATCGAGATCATGTTCTTCTCGAAGTCGTCGGCGTTTTCGGTGGAGATCACCACGTTGGCGTCCTCGCGGTCGAAGAGCTGCGCGCCGGCGCTGAACGCACCGGTCAGGAAGCGGCCCTGGAAGGCGTTGGCTTCGGTGGCCACCACCGGCAGCCCCCACAGCACGGGCCCGGCCAGGGCGCTGGGGTTGGCCAGGATGTAGCGGCCCAGGGAGTCCTTGGTCAGCTCGATCTTGGCCCAGTCGATGAAGTGGAGGACGTGGCCGGTGGCGGGGAACCGCGCCAGCTGCGCCTGGAGCATCGCGAGCCGCAGATCGTCGATGCCGGTCTGTTCCGCCACCTCGAACGCCGGGTCGTAGGCGGACGCCTGGGGCACGATGCCCTCCAGGTTGGTGCCGGTGCCATCGCCGAACAGGATCTGCTGCTCCTCGACGTACTTGAGGCCGTAGCGCAGTTCGGCGTCGATGGTGGAGGCCAGCTGCGCGAAGTCGTCCAGAATCTGCTTGGACGCCTTGAACAGGTGGGCCACCGTCTGCACCGGAGTGATCTTGGTGGCGAACTGGATACCGCTGTACGGCTTTGCGGTGTTCTCCGCGACCGTCGCGGCGTTGTTGGTGAAGCCGGTTTGCTGCACCCAGAAGATCGCCGGTGAGGTGGTGGTGCCCGGGGCGATCAGGTCGCGGATAAACAGCCGTTGTTTGGGCAGGGTGTCGATGCCGGGCAAGCGCTCCGGCTCGACCACGCCGTCCGGCACGTCCGGGCTGGTCAGCGCGTCCTGAACGGGAACGCTGACGCGCCGTCCCGACTCCAGGTTGCTGGCGAAGGTCTTGGTGCTCTCCGCCGCAATGACGATCTGGCCTGCCGTTTTCGCTACGGCCTGGGCACGGCCCATCGGCATGCGGGCGAAGTCCTGTTCCAGCTCGCCGAGGCTCGCCTTCAGGGTCTTCACGGATTCGGCAAGCCCGTTGTGTTGGGTGGCGATGCGGTCCACCGCCTCCTTGGTTTCAGCGGACAGCTGGCCGGATTCCTTCGCCTCTTTGAGGGCGGCCTCGGCCTGCTTGCTGAAATCGCTGGAGACCTTCTCCAGCTGGGCCGTGGCTTCCTTCAGAAGCTCGGCATTCGTTTTGTCGGTCATGATGGTGCTCCGGTTACGCGGCTTGGGAGGGAGAGAGTCGGTCGAGCAGCGCTCGCAGCTCGGCGACGGCGGCCGTTTCGGCCAGATCGGCAGCGTCGTGCGTACCGGTGCCGGCAGCGCTGGGCGTACCGGTTTTGAGATCGTGTACCAGGGCCCGACGCTCGCTGCGGGGAACCCCGGCGCGCGCCAGGATCACATCGAGCTTGCGGGCCGCCAGGGTGTCCGTATGGCGGTTGTCGGCGGACTCGTGCACGTCATCGCCGCTGAACAGGTTGTCGCACCAGCCGGCTTTGACGGCCTCGCTGCCGCCGATCCAGGTTTCGGCGTCCAGGGCATCGGTCACCTGGTCCAGCGCCAGACCGGTGCGGGCAACGTAGATGTCAGCCAGCGTGAGGTCGAACGGCTCCAGCCAATCAGCGATGGCCCGCAGATCGTGCCGGTTGCCACAGGTGCAGACCCAGGAGTTGTGGACCATCAGGAACGCCGCGCGGGCGATCTGGCGGTCATCACCGGCCTGCGCGATGAAGGACGCGGCGCTCGCTGCGAGCCCGATCACTTTGGTGGTGACGTGCCCCTTGTGCTGACGTAGCAGGTTGTAGATCGCCAGGCCCTCGAACACGTTGCCGCCGGGGCTGTTGATCAGCACGGTCACGTCCTGGTTGCCGATGGCACGCAGATCCTGCTGGATCCGCTTGGCGGTGACCCCGTCGCCCCATATATCGAACCCGATGGGGTCCATGATGGAGATGGTGTTGTCCTCATCGGTCGCCTCGGCCATCAGGCTGGGGTTCCACCGTTCCAGCGCGCTGGGGGCGATGTCGCAGCGCACGCCGTCGCGCGGCCGTGCCTGGGGCGCGGCCGGGATGTTTTTAATGGTCATGGTTGCTCCAGGTCAGGCAGCGTTGTCGTGGCGGCTGGCGAGCCAGTTGGCGGCGACCCGCGCCGCCGCACTGTTGGCGTCGGCGAGCTGGTCGATGGGCACCAGGTTGGACTGGACGGTGAAAACGTCGCCGCCCTCGAACGGCGGGCGGTTTTCCATCTGGCGAATCTCGTTGCGGTTGAGGTAGCCGTTCTGGGCCGCCGTGGCGTAGTACTCGGCGCGGCCCTTGCTGTCGGCGCGCAGCAGCCCTTCCACCGAGAACTCGAAAAAATAGGTTTCGTCGCCGTCCAGGAGGCCCTGGTTGAATTCCTGCTCCACGTTTTCGATCAGGGGGCGCAGGGTGTTGGTGAGGAACTGAAGGTTCATGCCCTCGACACTGGAGGCCCAGCTGCTCTGCTTGGTGGTGTGTCCAACCATGAACGGCGGTACCCGCCACCAGCGGCAGATCTCCTCCACGTTGAAGCTGCGGGTCTCCAGCATCTGAGCGGCTTCGGGATCCATGGTGATCCCTTCGTACTTCAGCGCCGCCTCCAGGACCATCAGCTTGCCGGCGTTCTTGGACCCCTGGAATTTGGTCAGCCGCTCACCCAACGATTCCCGTTGGTCCTTGGTGAGCGTTTTGTCGGTGGATAGGAAGCCACTCGCCTGCATGCCCTGGGCGAACACCTTGCTGGAGGCTTCGTTGGCCGCGCTCGCCGAGCCGATCACTTCCTTGCCGGTGTTCACCGGCATCATCCCGCTGACCCCATCCAGGCCAAAGCCGCGGATGTGCACGATGTCGCGCTCGGCGATCACCCGGCGAGAGCCCGACTCCGTGTAGGTGTATTCCAGCCGACCGGTGGGCAGGCGTTTCACCGTTATGTTCTGCGGGAGCAGCGGCACCAGTGCGACGATCCGGGAGCCGACGCGACGCTTCTCGATGAACGCATTGCCGCGCAGGCAAATGCTGGCGATGACCAGCAGCAGGAAGCGCGCCGGCGTCATCTCGGCATTTGGTCGTTTGCAGAGCAGCGGGTACATCGGGTGGTCAGTCGCCAGCTCGCGGGATCCATCCGGGGCCCGGCGGTACAACTTCAGCGGCAACGTCGACACCGTTTCGGAGAGCAACCGCACGCACGCCCACACGGCGGATAGCTGCAGCGCTTTGTCCACGTTCACCGGTTGGCCGCTGCTGCTGTTGGTGCCCACCTCACGCCAGAACTCGCCGGTGGTGAGATCGATCGGCACGCCGAGCCAGTTCAGGAGCGCAGCTTTTACCCGTCCCGGCTTTTTGGTTTTCGGTGTGTCCGTCATCAGACGCCTACCATGATCGGAGATTCGAGGAAGCCATCCAGGTCGCCCTGCTCTTCCAGTTCGGTGAGGGTCAGGGCCGTGGCCATGACCGCTGCCACGATGCCGTCCACCCGGCCCGTGCTCTTGCGTTTGTCCACCTTGCGGTTACCCGCGGGATCTTCCTGGTACACGGCGTTCGCGGCGCACCAGGTGAGAATCGGGTGGCCGCCGTGGCACAGTTCGCCGTTCACCAGACGCCGCTCGAACTCATCCACCGCCGGCGCCATGGACTGGAAGCCCTGACCCACCGGCACCAGAGGGGGGAGGCTCGCGCCCTCATCATCGATCTGGGCCCTCAGATCCTCGATGCGCCAGCGGTCGTAGCCGATGCCCTGCAGGTCGTAGTGGTCGGCGATTTCCACCAGCCGCCGGAGCACGAATTGCTTCTTGATCGCGCGCCCGGGCGTGGTCTCCAGGTGGCCATCAGCCAGCCATTGCACGTAGGGCACGCGGTCCTGCTCGCCCTTCCGCGCCAAGCCCTCCTCCGGCAGCCAGAAATAGGGCACCACACGCCAGGTGGGATCCGTCTCGGTGGGCGCGAACATCAGCACCAGCGAGGTCAGATCCTGGGTGCTGGAGAGGTCCAGCCCGGCGTAACACCGCCGGCCGAGAAGCTGCTGCGGATCGAACGCCAGATCCTGCGCACTCATCCAGGCATCCCGGGAGATCGCCGGATTGTCGGCCTGCACCCACTGGCAGAAATTGAGGCGACGCACCGTCGCCTCTTTGCTCGGCATGCCACGGGCCTGGGTCACCTGCTCGCGCAGGTATTTCAAGCCAGGGATCCCGTGGGCCAGCGAGGGGTTCGCCTTGTACCAACAATCCTCATCAGTGAACGGATCGTCGGCGTCGTCCATGCAACAGACGAAGCCGAAGAAGCTGTCATCCACCAGCTGCCCGGCAGCGACCTTCCGCGAATATTCGTGGTAGTCCCAGCAGACCGTCAGCTGGTCGGTACCGGAGTTGGTGATCATGAAAATCAACGCCTGCTCGCGGCTTTTTGTGCCCGCGCGCATCATCTCCACCACCAGCCCGGTCTTGTGCTCGTGGATCTCATCGAGCAGGGCGACGTGCGGGCGCGGCCCGGATTGGCCGTCGTCCGCCGACACCGTGCGGAAGAAGCTGCTGGTCCGGTGGTACGCCAGGTTGAACTCTTTGCCGGCGGCCCCGGATTTCACGATGCGCGTGGTCAGGATCGGAGACTGATCCACCATCGCCACGGCATCCCGGAACAGGATCTGGGCCTGGTCCTTCTTGGTGGCCGCCGCGTACACCTCGGCCCGCTCCTCACCGTCGGCGGTGAGGCCGTAGAGCCCCACCCCGGCGGCCAGCGGCGACTTGCCGCTGCCCTTGGCGGTCTCCACGTAGGCGACACGGAAACGGCGGTACCCGTCGCTGTCCAGCCAACCGAACAACGAACCGACAATGAACACCTGCCAGGGCAGCAACTTGAACGGCTTACCCTCGAACCGCCCGCCGTTGAGCTTCAGTACCTCCTCAAAGAAACCGATGGCGCGCTGCGCCGCGTCCAGGCTCCAGGTCAGCCCGCGAGCCGGGCCGTCCTGCAGATCGTTAAGGTGGCGCTGACAGGCATCACGCACCTGCGGCCCGGCGATGAGGTCGCCGGCCACCACCGCCTGGGCATAGGCGGTGGTGCGGTCCTCACAGGCCGTATTTTCGGGCGGTTTCCGCTTGCTCATTGGGGAACAGTTCGCCCTGGGTGGCGACGGAAGCGCCGAGCTTCGCCCGGGCCGAGGGGTTCAGCCCAAAGCTGTTGCCGGCCGCGCGCATGCGCTCTTCCGCGCGATTGGCCACCTGCATCCAGACGGACATTTGTTTGTAGCCGCTGGGCGTGTTCATCACGTAGCCGGCGTCGTCCATCTCCGCGATTTTCTCGCGCGCCTTCTTCCAGTCCGCCCAGGCGGTGCAGTAAACGGCCAACTCGGCCCGGTCCACCTTGGCGATCAGGCCGAGGATCACCAGATCGGCGGTGATCCGGCGCCATTCGGCCCGGGCGTCCTTCGACAGGAACGCGGGGCATGGAGGCGGTTCGACCTTCAGCGCCGGCGCGGCTTCCAACTCGTGGCCCGGCTTTTTCGACGGATTGCCGCGCAGCAGGTGCACGTTCCCCGGCAGCGGGCGCCGCCCAGAGTTGCGATTTCCTGCCATGACGGTGATCTCCAGAATCGGATTCAGGGAATACCCCGGTCGAGATACCCCCCTCCCATTTTTCCCGGTTTTTCGTGCCGAGGGCCCGCTCCGGTCTCCCGGGCAAGGGTGGTGAACTTTCTACCCCCCCTCCCCTGGCGCCGCCGGCGTCAGGCCCAGTGGTGGTTCGGGTCGAGCGGCATTCCGCTTTCGTCGCACCCGGCCAGGGTGCCGCCCCGCTCCATCCGCTGCTTGTCGCGGTTGTGGCAGGGCGCGCACAGGGCCTGCCAATTGGAGCGGGACCAGAACAGCTTTTGGTCGCCCCGGTGCGGGACGATGTGGTCAACCACCGTGGCGGCCGCAACCCGCCCGCGCCGCTGGCAGAACACGCACAGCGGATGCTCCGCCAGGAACTGTTCGCGGGCGGCCCGCCAGCGCTTGCCGTAGCCGCGCTTCGCAGCGGACTGCCGGCGGTCACTGCTCACTGGCGGACCGACCGGATGTAGTCCTGGCAGGCGAGGAGCTGGTGCCACTGGCGGGTGTACTGCGCTCGTAGGTCCAGATAATCCTGTTGAGCAGCGGCAGTAAGCTCACAGGCTCCTGCATCACCCACGCCGGCGGGGCCGGCATCGGCGGGCACGTCTGGGCAACGGGCTGCGACGCGCACCCCGACAGAGCCGTCAGCAATGCGGCCCCGCAGAGCACTGATGGTTTGCTCGGCATGTTCCAGCTCCTCGGTGTGGCGACGGTCCAGCGCCTCCACCTCACCACGCCATTGCTCGGCCTGGGACGCGGCCAGGGCCTGGGCCTCAACCACCAGCTGGGACTGGGCCAGTTGGTAGGCGGTATGCCGGGCGTCCCAGCGCCAACCGTTGATGAACCAGCCCACCGCCACGCCGACGGCCAACATGGCCACGGCCAGCACCAGCCGGCTTTGAATCATTGCAGGCAGAGCCTGTATTCGGCCTCACGCCGCCGCACCAAGCCGGCCAGCTTACGGCCACCGGCATACACCCAGCGTTTCAGTTCCGGGCACCAGGTGTGGAAGCCCTCGCCGGCGTTGACCAGGCGCACCAGGGTGGAGTCGCACGCGGCACCCACGCCGACGTTGTACGCCCAGCTGAGCAGAGCCGCCCACTGGTGGGTGGTCAGGTCGCGGTGCACGCAGCGTTGCAGCCCGGCCAGATGGGTGCGCATCTCACGCTCCAGGGCCGCGTCGCATTCCGCGTCCGTGGCCTGGTCACCCAGCTGCACACCGGCGGTCACGCCATCGCAGATGGTCGGCACACCTACCACGTCCTCATACGCGGTGAGTGAGCGGCCCTCGAAATGCATGATCACCGGCGCCGCGACGGCGAGCACCGCCGCCACCAGGCCGCCGGCCACAACCTTCTTCATCGACGCTTTCTCCAGTCCGCCCACATGACCCGCAGATCCGTGATGGCGCGGATGAGCTTGGGCAGCGCGATAACTGTCACAATCGCGACATAGCCGATGTTCATCAGCAGCAGCCACATATCGATCGGCAGGCCCATAATGATTGCTCCTGACATAGCGACGGGCAGAGCTGCCGTGCCGATCTGCGGTGACGGATTCGGCGTGGCCACTCTCTCACTCCCGGAATGCATAGGACCTCCAGCTAATCGGCGGCATCCCCAATTGCCAGAACGAGAAAGGCCCGGCAGAGCCGGGCCAGGATTGGTTGCAGCGGCCGGACTCGAACCGGCGACCTCGGGATTATGAGCCCCGCGAGCTACCACTGCTCCACGCTGCGCCAGAAACAAAAAAGGGCTCGCCGACTCACGCCAGCGAACCCTTTCCGCGACCTCAACGGCCGTCTGTATAGGCGGCCCGCCGAAGCGG